GATGATCCTGAAGCTGTTTATATTGATCGGTATCGTGGTGTTCTAATAGATAGAAAGGACGAAGATACACTTTATGGACCTATAGTAAGTCCTGGAAAAGGGGCAATAAAGATATTGAGTGATTGGGTTTTGGCAGTAGATAATGATAATAAGTCGTCTGAAATTATTTACTGGTCTTTGGATACGTTTAATGAAAAACGGGTTTTCAAGGATGCAAAATGGGTTTCTGAAAAGCTAAAAGATCTGGAAATTATATGGGAAAAGATATTGTATTATCGTAACAATCCCAATGCTTTACAGATAGAAATTGAAAAGAGTATTCATATTGATACAGAACCTGCATTTGCACTCGTTCCTAAACAGCCACAACCTTCTTCAGTAGTTACAGGTTATGCGTTTCGCGATGTGGAAGATGACTGAATTTTGTTTTCTTATCTCAACATAATATAATGGTGAGTTGTGACTATTATCCATACATTATATATGGTGTTTTAGGTGTTCTGTGCATCGCTTCTGAAGCTTTAGGTTTGACTAAAAGTATCAAGCCAAACTCTATAACGGAGGCTATTATGAATAGTGTAAAATCCGTTATGATTAAAAAAATAACAACGATAGCATCTAAACAACCCGAGGATGTAGCGGTCTAATATTTTTATATATCTTTTCCAACGATGTCACGGAAATTAACGTATCCATGTGACACGTAGTCTAATCCACCAATGTAAGAAGTAGAATATGCCAGATTTATATTTTCTAATGAAGGCTTGTCTTGTCCACTTGAAATGAATAGACGTTTGAAATTATTAACACTGTCTTGATTTTGATTTCGTTTTTTAGAAAGAGTACATAATTTACTGCTACCTCCTTCTTCATACCAGAAAGCTACTGCATATTTTTCATTTGGTGATACCGTGACCAAAATATCAATACTATCAGATTTATCACCATTATCTCGTGGTAGATCGAGGATAAGTGTATCACTGTCATTAACGATACTGTCTTCATTTGGTGTTCTATTTGTTTTAAATGCACTATGACAGAATGCATCAATACCAGTCATAAAGTATAATCTGAATTGATTAGGTAGATTTGGATGAGGACCTACAACAACCGACATGATATTATTATTTTTATTATTTACAGTTAAGTCATCGATATTAGTCCAGCATCCTTCAGTAGTATTAGTTGTAGCGCCATAATATCCAAACTTATCTGTTGTCGGCCCCATATACACTTGCATTGCTGTTTTTTTACTATTATCTGTATAACGTTTGATTTTGAATTTAAATGTAAATATTGGTGTAGCATTATTATTTCTAGCCAGAGTGATCTTATTGAAGAAATGATAATTAGGTTTTAATTGATCGGCATCATTACTTGATTGTCCTAATACTTTGTCATATATTATAATAGGTGTTGTTGATCTTGTATAGTAGGGTTTCAAGTCCATAGTTCGTCCCTTGTTATTAGCACTTGCTATCGGTTCATCTAAATAATACACTCGTGCATTAATCATACTAATATTTTTATTAATTAATTTTTCTAGAGTAGTATAATTCCTATTTTTGGCAGTATTATATTTGAAGTAATCGTAGTCTTTAATAGGCAACAATTTCAAACTTGTCATTGAACTTTGATCAAAGTTTTTAATATTTTGATAATTGTTTGTAATAAAATATGCGATTGTTTTTGTTGATCCATCATAATCAAATTCAATAAAAAGGGGATTTAATAACAAAATATTCATATACTCTTTCTTGCTATTTTCAATATCAAATGTTATTTCAATATTGTCACCTATCTGTTTAATACGGTCTACATTAATACTAATACATGAGTATTTTAGATTATAGTACACAAGAAAGTTTTCGTGTACAATTGCTTTATCTTCATCAATAGATGAGACAATATTACATCTATCCGACAAACTGTTATCGTCTTTTACACTTCTAAAAGAAGCTAACTCGTCTGTATTAGTCGCTAGATTTGAAAATTTCAATTGGCGTTTACCATATATGGTATTGATGGCAACTATTTCTCTAGGATCATATTCAGTGAAGTGTTCAGCAGTCTTGCGTTTTTTAAATACAAACATATATAATACGACTGAAATCACTATTAACAAAAGAACTGATACCAAAATCGAGAAGGACATTTTATGTATTCTATTTACACTAAGACAAGAAGAAAAATCTATATAAAGACTTTTTACATAATTAAATTCAAGTTAAGATGCGAGTAATCAAACGTTCAGGTATTACCGAAGAGGTATCTTTTGATAAAGTCCTCAATAGGGTACGTGTTCTATCTACAGATCTTGATATTGATGTGTTTGATATTGCTCAAAAGGTCGTAACCCGCATTTATGACAATGTTAAAACGTGTGAGCTAGACGAATTGGCTGCGCATATTTGTAGTTCATTAATTGCAGATCATCCACATTATGGAACATTGGCCTCTCGCATTATTATTTCTAACCATCACAAAAACACAAGTCCGTCGTTGACTGAGACTATTACTATTCTTTATAACAATGCTGATAAAAATGGTAAACATAACCCAATTGTTAGTAAAGAGCTCTATGATACGGTTATGAATAATAAAGAAAAACTAAACAGTTATATTGATAATTCAAGGGATTATAACTTTGATTACTTTGGTTTCAAAACACTAGAAAAGGCATATCTTATGAGGGTTAATAATCGTGTAATTGAGAGACCGCAACACATGTTTATGCGAGTGGCTCTGGGTCTACATGGAAATGACATTAAAGATGCACTTCAGACATATGATCTGATGTCAACAAAGCATTTTGTGCATGCCACTCCAACACTGTTTAATGCAGGTACACCTCGACCCCAGTGCTCTTCATGTTATCTATTGGGCATGGAAGATTCGATTGAAGGTATTTTTGATACTCTAAAAGAATGTGCATTCATTAGTAAATATGCGGGCGGGATTGGTATTTGGATTCATGACATTCGTGCTAGGAACAGTCTTATCAGGGGTACAAATGGAACCAGTACAGGTATTGTTCCAATGCTAAAAGTGTTTAATAACACTGCCCGATACATTAATCAAAGTGGTAAAAGAAATGGTTCTATTGCTGTTTATATAGAACCATGGCACAGTGATATTGAACAATTTCTTGAAATGAAATTGCCACAAGGAGCAGAAGAAGATCGTGCTCGTGATCTCTTTTACGCTCTATGGATTCCTGATCTATTTATGGAGCGTGTCAAGTCGGGTACAAAATGGTCATTGATGTGTCCCAATCAATGTCATGGTTTGAGTGATGCATATGGAGATGACTTTGTGAAACTATATGAACAATATGAGAGTGAGGGAAAGTATATCAAGCAAGTGAATGCTCAAGATCTGTGGTTTAAAGTTTTGGCAGCTCAAATCGAGACAGGTACGCCATATCTGTGCTATAAAGATGCCGCAAATATAAAAAGCAATCAAAAAAATCTAGGCACTATTAAATCTAGCAATCTATGTGTTTCTGGTGAAACTATGATTCTTACACGAAATGGATATGTTAAGATCAAAGATGTTGTAGACACATATGTGGATGTATGGAATGGAACGGAGTATAGTCGTAGTTATGTTTCAAAGACTGGAGATCTTCAAAAACTATTGAATATTGAATTTAGCAATGGTATGTCTTTGAAATGTACTCCTTATCACAAGTTTTATACAGGAGATGGGCTTGTAAACGCTGAAAATCTTCGATCTGGAATGAAAATTATCGACTATAAATTACCAGTAGTCGATGGTAAAAAATCAATCTGTTACCCATATATTGAGGGGATTGCATCGGCAACAGGACATTTTGATATTGAGAGCACTAATAAAGACTTTATGAATCATTTGATTCGTTATGGGTGGGAAAAGAGAGATGAACTAAGAGAGAATGATATTGGTTTCGTTCCACTAGGTGATTATAAACTAGAGACAAAGATTCAGTGGCTTGAGGGATTTGTTGATGGTTGTGGTGTAGCGATGAATGATGGAAGTCTGAGAATAAATCATAATAACAAGAATCTGCTTTCAAAAGTGAATCTGCTACTAACTAGCATGGGTGTATTCTCTAATTTGGTATCAGAAACGCATCTGATCATTAAACTATCTGATATGAAACATCTTCAATTTTGTCCTTGGATTCTCTTTCAAATTAATCAACTTGATGTTGCTGATATCAATAATGAAAAGACGGTAATTACTATCTCTAAAGTAGTTGATGAAAACGAGAGCGCAGATACCTATTGCTTCAATGAACCTATTGAACATAAGGGTATTTTTAATGGCATTCTAACAGGAAATTGTAGTGAAATCATTGAGTATTCTGATAATCAAGAGACTGCAGTATGTAATCTAGCATCTATTTGTTTGCCAACGTATGTTAAGAATGATGCAGATGGAAAACCTTATTTCAATTTTGAAAAACTACATGAAGTTGTCAAAGTAATGACAAAGAACCTAAACAAAATTATTGATCTAAACTTTTATCCTGTTGAAAAAACTAGACGGTCTAATCTTCGTCATCGCCCCATTGGTATCGGGGTTCAAGGTCTCGCAGATACATTTATTCTAATGCGTTATGCATTTGATAGTGATGCGGCTCGTGATCTTAACAGTCTCATATTTGAAACGATTTATCATGCTGCTGCAGAGCAATCTATGCAAATTGCAAAGAAACGTCATGAGATCATCATGAAGATTGATAAAAGTGACGAATATGACCTTCATTTGAATGAATATGAAAAGGAACTGGTGAATAGCAAGTATCCAGGTGCTTACAGTACTTTTGAGGGTAGCCCTGCTTCTCAAGGTCTTCTTCAATACGATCTATGGAAATCACGTCCATATTCCGATCGTTATGATTGGGATAATCTCAAAAAAGAGATAATGACATATGGAATGCGTAACAGTTTGCTTTGTGCCCCGATGCCTACTGCATCAACCAGTCAAATCATGGGATTCAATGAGTGTTTTGAGTGTATTACTAGCAATATTTATAAGCGGAAAACATTGGCTGGCGAATTTATTCTAGTGAACAAGTACTTGATTAAGGACCTAACAGACTTGGGTCTATGGAGCAAAGAAATGAAGACAAAGATTATTTTGAATGACGGAAGCATTCAAAATATTGAAGAAATACCTAAAGAGATCCGTGATATTTATAAAATTGTATGGGAAATTAAACAAAAAGTCATTATTGATATGGCAGCTGATCGTGGTAAATATATCTGTCAATCACAGAGTCTAAATCTGTTTGTAGAAGACCCCACCTTTCAAAAACTATCAAGTATGCACTTTTACGCATGGCAACAGGGACTCAAAACAGGAATGTATTATCTGCGAACTCGTCCAAGGGCTAGCTCTCAAAAATTCACAATTGATCCTAATTTCATCAAACAACAAAAACTGTCGAGTCGCGGCGGTGTTATAGGTGCAAATAGCAGTGGTGATGATTCTGCTAGTGACTCATCGTCTTGTTTGACATGTAGCGCTTAGATATAAAGTTTTCCTTTACTGATCACTCTACAACGACAGAGATCGCAATAATCGCGAGTCATACAGGTATTACAAAAGGTATGTCCACAAGGATTAATATATAGTGTTACTTCATTGGTCAAACATATGGGGCATACATGATAGGATTTACACCATTTATGAATACAGAATGCCTCTTGAAGTTGTTGAAGTGATTGTTTTGTTTTATTCAATTCTGACGCAATCTCAGATTTTTTTGTTTCTTTTTCTGCTACCATCTTCACAATCAAAGCTTCTATATCTGCTTCTATCTTTTGACGATCTTCAGAATGATCAGAAGATACCATTTCTCTCAGATGATGAATAATATCATTTCTATTTTTATGAATGATATCTATCTCTTGATGAATGTCTTCAAGAGATCTTTTAAATAGAGTAAAGTTATCTAGTTCCTTTTTGAGAATCTCATATCCCTTTTTAGTGTTCCTAACTACTTCTGTGAGTTCATTGTTTTCTTCTGGATCTGTTGTTGTCGTGCCATCAGCATCTGTTTCGTTGTTTATTACCATATCAAATAGCTTTTTTCTCATGGTTTGATAATCTGTTTCTTTTGGAGTTTGTGCTAGTTGAACCATTGAAAATGAAGATTCTACGGGGAAATCATTGACTTGAAAGTAAGCATCCAATGAACTCATTTTGTATGTTCGGAGGAAGTAAAAAAAGATAAAATAACGCTTAGATATTCAGAGTAATACCACTACCCTTAGATGTTTTTTTATTGGTCTTTTTGTTCATAAGCAAGCCATTAATGCTTGCTTCATCACCCAACTCTGATTCTGTTACAGTTGACATCATCTCGACTCGATCATTGTTAAGAGGTGGAATCTCTAGTTCTCTTAAAATATCATCGACGTTTGTTGGACCACGCATCTGTCCACGTGGTATAGGACCAGCTGGTCGAGGAAGATCTGGCATGGGTGTAGTTGGTCGTGGTGCTTGAGGACTACCATCTGCCGGACCATTACCACCTCCACCTCCGCCGCCAAAAAGACCAGAGAACATACCTGCAATCCCACCAAAAGGACCTCCCTTATTTTGGTCTGCCATAGTATTGGCAGTTGCTTGAGCAAACTGTTTTTTCAAATCGGGATTCTGTTTAAAGACTTGATCTACATTAGGCATTACAGACTTGAACATAGAGTTTGTCATATGGAACATGAATGCACTACCGCCTAGCATCATCAAAAGTTTCAACTCTGGAGCCATCTTTGCTTTTCCCTTGTATTTCTCATGCAATTCCTCAAATACTTCATCATATTCATCAATATTCTCATGAAGACTATCACTCCAACCATCTAGCTTCACATCAAAAGGATCAAACTTGCTATTTAGAAATTCAACACCAGATGCTAGTGTTAGAATAACTTTACGTTGAAACTTAACAGCGTTATCGACTTCCTTATCCTTTTTTAGTCTTTCATACTCAGCCTTCATTTCTTCAAGAGGAGATGCCATATTAAATTTACGAGGAAGACGCATTCCTTTTTTTTCTAGACGATCGAATTGATAAAGGAGCTCTTGTTTGGCTGTGATAATCTCATCTGGAGAAAGTCGATGTGGATAATCACTCACAGAAGAAGGCAGTGATTGCATCTGGCTACCTGATGCAGGACTATCAATCCGGCGCCGGGGAGGTGGCGATTGTATTATTTCTTCTTCACTTTCTTCTTCGTATTCATCGTCATCATCATCTATGTCATCTTCGTCATCATCATCTTCGTCAGGATTAGAACGATCTAATTGAATAATCTGGGGTTTTTTAGATTGAGATCCAAGTGAACTTCTAGAAATTACCGACATGGTATCGCTTGGAATTTTCTTTTTGTTCATAAGCAGATCTAGACCAAGATCAGAAATATCCATAAGGATCTTAATTTAAATTATGAATCATAAACTTTATATGCTTTTGTACGCGAGTAGTGCCCATGCTACCCCTTGATTATAACAATCCGCTAAATCATCGGTTTTTGAATTCGACATGAAAAAATTTAAACTGTCTTGATCCTTGAATTTGTTGGTAAGGATCCATTTTGTTAAATCGACAGAATCTACTTTATTTTGTTTATACTTTTGAGATTTAACTTCTGCATTGCTTTTATAATCCTCAAAGAAATCGACTAGTTTAAGTTTCAATTTAGGATTAATATACACTGTATTTATATTTGTGTTTAATATGTTTTTCATTACTTTAAAATACATATTGATACCTGTTTGCAAACATTTCATAACTGCGGTCATCTGGTTTTCAATGATAATATAGGTATCTACATCCTGAATCATATGTTCTTGTACAACAGTATCTAAAAACTTTGAAAGAGAATCCACAAGTCCCGATGCATCTGACTTCCTACAGCAAAGGTCTATTTTCTTCCATACCTTGATTTCAGGTATGGAATTTTCATAATTCAGTATACACATTGCCAGGTTTTTTATACCTATATCGAAACTTATAATCTGTATCATCTATAACATCCCCTTTATATTTCTGTTTATATACTTGGCATACATGTATTTTGGATTTTCTCTAAATAGCTTAATCAAACTATAGAAAAAACGATCTTGTTTAATTAGTGGAATTGTTTGTTTCATCAAAGTAATTGAATTTGCATAGTAGATAGAAGTTCGCTTTTGAAAACTCCAATAATCTGTAGTCACAGTATTGTACTCTGGAACGTATTTCATAATGATGGCATTGATATCATGATTATGTTTTGAAAACTGTTCTAAAGATATTTGAGATGCAATGTTTTCAGGATGTCTATAACTATAAGAAGGACATATAACAAGATTATTTTGATCACTTGGATTATAAACATGTGTATTATCAATTATTGTAATATGTTTCAATATGTCTTGATAGATTACATTCTTCTTCTTCAGAGATCTTTGAAGGGATTTAGAAATGAATTTTATGGATTTAATGAATTGACTGTTTAAAAGTTTACAGTCTTTCCGTGTGAAAATAGGCCTTTCAAACTTAATGTGAAATACCTTTTCAATTTGTGAAATTATGAAATTTGCCCAAGTAGTTTCTGATGCAGTGTAAATGTAAATGAGATGATCTAATGATTGTACATATTTGACAAAATCTATAAAGAAAGGTCGTACAATATTTCCATTCTTTAGCTTATCTTGAAGGCCTTTTGTATCAAACTTAATACCACCTTTATTGTTTCTTGAAAGCTCCCACATAATGATTTGAGGAGTTATGTCGCCAATAATAGTTCCATCCAAATCAATTAGGAAAATGTGTTTCATTTAGAATCTGACAAGATATTTTTGATGCTCTCATGAAACTTTACACATTCGCCTCAATCTTTTTAACAAGTAGAGTCAATTGTTCCTTCATTTGGCCATTATTTAAATAATGAGGATCCCAATTCATGTTTGGCTCCCCATACGGCTGAGAGGGATCTTTATATTCAAGTTCCACTAATTTTTTCTTTGAATAAGCCAAAATATTCTCAATGCAATACAAAGCGTCCTTTTTTTGATAACATATAAAGAATTTGTTTCCACAAGTCGAATTTACCAGATCTACGCTATCTATTTTTGTAAGAGTTTTCCATTGTTTCACAACTTCATGACTCCATACCTCTGCTGTCATTATCACGCTTAAACCTTTCATCAAACTTGACATTTTCCTATAAGAAACCTTGAAAGAATTGCCATTATATTCATGATATTTTCGAAGATCATATTCATTAATGTAAGATTGGTAAAGATTATATGACACTGTAGAATTCTTTTTCCTGTTTTTAGATTTTGAGTCTATGAATTTTTCTATAATGAAAACATGTCCAGGAAAGAAAGCCCTACTTTTTCCTGGCGGAGGTTCAAAATACGAGTCTGTTAAAAGCACATAGTACAATAATCTTTGACCGGGAACAATGTTTTTTTTATCTAATACATCTTTTTGTAGTTTTTCAACAACAATATGATTTTGCTTGAATAGTCTTTTATCGGCATATTGTGCGAGAAGATGTCGACTTTTATTGTTATAAGTAGTACAATCACATGCATCTGCTACTTCTATACCTTTCTCTTCGCCCATCATAAAGAACATCAGCATAACCGCCGTGTTCAAACATTTAGTGGTGCTATTTTCCATATTGTAGGAAATAACATCAACTGTTAATAATTGTATCAATGGTTGAACAAAATCCTTTATAATAGATCCCATATCACATGATGTACAATGTGAATTTGTTTTTAAACAAAGTTTGCCATCCATATTTATATTTAATTACATAGAATAAATAGAAATATGCAGTGGATTTATATGGTCTTACTTGTTAGTGTATTGGTCTATTTGTTGACCATCGATTTTAAACCAAATCATATTGAGTTTCTTGTGATTATCGGTATTTTACTATTTATATTATCAAACCTTGTGCGGATGACAGAGTTTTTTGAAGAAGAACAAAACAATGAACAAATATATGACTATCCTGAAAGACTAAAACTATACGATATTCCAGAATATGCAAGCAAAAGAATTGGCGGAGAACTAGATAAACTCATCAAAGATGCTGCACCAAAAGAAGAAGATAAACAATCTACTGAAGAGGTTTTTAGTAAAGACAACTTGACAGATGATACTGACTTGTTGGATGCTGAAAAAAAGGTTGATGATTCTAAGTTTGCTATGTTTAGAAGAGAATACAAAAATGTAAATGCTATGCTATTAAAAATTAAAGAAGAATATCCAGATGTTTATGCACGTATATTTCCGGCTTAGATGAAAAATAAATAGAATTATAATATAAACAAATGGAAACTAAACTCAAGATTATACTAGGTATTTTTGCAGTACTATGTCTTTTATATATTATTCAATTTGCCGTTACATATATCGGTTCACAAAAGAAAAAAGAGCATTACCGCGAAGATCATGAATCATTTGAGGATTCTCCTTCTGGAGGCGCTAGCCCTGCTTCTAACAGTTATGAAACTGGTCTTAAAATGCTTGAAATAATAGATGAGATGCAAGTTAAATATGATCTATCGAAACAACAAAAAGGCGAACTAGCATCCAAGGTATTTATGAACATGGATGATTTGAAAACAAAAGACATGAAAACAGAAATAGAACAAATCGCTAAGCAAATGAACAAAAAGACCGCAGAATCTGAAAATGTTGTCACACCCCCTGCTGCTACAGCTCCTGCAGCTCCTGCAGC